GTCAAAGCTTTTGAATCAAAAGGACTCACAGAGGAAGATGCACTACTCAATGCCCGACTTGCAAAAATACTCCACTGTGAGGATTATGACTTCGAAAGACAACGACCACTCAAATGGTTTCCCTCCCCCACCTGTTATCGAGCTGACAATGGAGCAGGAGTTTCAACTGAAAAAGATTGAAGCTTTGCTTGAAAAAGCTGATAAAGATGACATCATTACTGTGTTCATGGCATTGCAGGAGCAGTGCTACATTCTTCAAAACAACGTTGCCAATTTAGTTAAAAAATGGTAAACAAATCACCCTCCCATTACACCCGTGGAAACATTGAGGTGTGGGATTTTATTCGAGACCAAGGTTTAAACTATCATCTTGGTAACGCTATTAAATATATCTGCCGAGCTGGTTATAAAGACAGCAAAGTAGATGATCTAAAAAAAGCCATCCATTATCTAGAAAATGAACTTGAGCACACAAGCAATCGAATTCAGACAAGCATATGGGATCCCGAACAAATCGGAGAACCGGAGTATGCAACTGGCTTTGATCGATGAAGAGTATAAAGAATTCAAACATGCTCATGATTATGAGTCATATGAAGCATGTCTAAAAGAACTTGCTGATCTTGTTTATGTAGCGTATCAATACGCTGAGAACATGGAATGGGATCTGGACGAGGCAATGCATCGAGTCCACAAAAGCAACATGTCTAAGCTAGGATTAGATGGTAAGCCTATCCGTCGTGCAGACGGGAAGGTTCTCAAAGGACCAAACTATCAACCACCAACTCTCTCTGATTTACTATGACTTCCACTGAACTGAAAGAAAACCTCATCAAGCAATACAACGAGACTGTCGATAATCTGCGCCGCCTTGAGGGCGCTATTGCTGCTTGTGACCAACTAACTGAAGCTGAAAAAACCACCACTGAAGAAGAAGAAGACACCGATGCCTGATCTAATCTCTCGTACTGGGCGTGTCCAGTCTTGGATGGACAACCCTGATGGACGCTTGCCAGTGTCCTGCACTGTATTTGTTGTTGAAGACTCAATGGAGGGTCCCAATGGTATCGAAGCCTCTTGGCGATTTGTTTCTCACGCTTTGCGATATGGAGCGGGAGTTGCAGTACACCTCAGTGAATTACGACCACGCGGACATGAAAACGGTAGGGGACTCACTGCTTCAGGTCCAGTCTCTTTTGGACGAATCTATTCTTCACTTAACGAAACACTTCGCCGAGGAGGAATCTACAAAAACGGAGCTGTAGTTCTTCACCTCGATTTGAATCATGCAGATGCATTGGAGTTTATCCAAGCACCTCGTCAAGAACTGCCCTGGGTAAAGCGTTGTATCAACATTACCCGTAAATGGTGGGAAGCCTGTGAATTCAAAGAAGAACTCCTGTATGGAATCAAAAGTGGTGACATTTGGCTTAACAAAGTAAAATATGATTCCAAAGGAGAACGTATTCGTGGAAACGTGTGTCTTGAAGTGTATCTGCCCTCACGCGGTACTTGCTTGCTCCAACATATCAACCTTGGAGCTGCAAAAATCCAAGAACTCCCCGAAACATTTGTTCAAGGCATGTCCGAGTTGTGCGGATTGCATAGTAAAACTAATGTGGGAGAATCAGGGGAATACCTTGACTCAACGGTTGACCGACAAGTTGGTCTCGGGATCTTGGGACTTGCTAACCTTCTGCGACGATACGGAGTAACGTATGAGCAGTTTGGAGAAGCATTGGACCAAGTCCATTGGGGAGAAGTGGTACCTTCAGCAGCCTATGAAATTGCATCTGCCCTTAAGCATGGTATTAATGCTGCCGCAACAGTCGCTCGCGCTCATGATATGGTTCGAGCCTTTGCTATCGCGCCCACTGCCTCCTGCAGTTATCGAAGCACAGATCTGGATGGTTATACTTGCACACCAGAAATCGCTCCACCTATCTCTAAGACTGTCGATCGCGACAGCGGTACTTTCGGAGTACAAACATATGATTATGGAGACGTAGAAATCGCCTCTGAGGTAGGCTGGGATGCTTACAAACGTGTTGCCGATGGCATCATGCGTCTTTATGAATCCACTGGGCTTCTTCACGGTTATAGCTTTAACTCATGGAGTGATGTTGTAACTTATGATAATGAGTTCATTGAAGAGTGGCTGGATAGCCCCCAGACATCCCTTTACTATTCCCTTCAGGTAATGGGTGATGTCCAAGATAAATCAAATGCTTATGCTGCTCTTGAAGAAGCAGAAGTGGATGATTACTTGGCAAAACTTTTTGAAGGAACTGATGACCTTACTTGTGACTGCCAAGAATAGCCATGAAACTATGCAAATGTGGTAATGCAGTAGCTAAAGGGTCCAAGACAAGATGCAAGCCTTGTGATGCTGAATACAAATGGTATTGGAATAACAAAAAAAGGTTTAATCTATCACGTGAACAATTAGATAAAATGTTTGCTGACCAAGGTGGTTGCTGTAAAATTTGCTATAAACCTTTTTCTGGTATACGACCCTGTGTAGACCACTGCCATACTACCATGAAAGTGCGTGGTCTTTTGTGTGGCAACTGCAACAAAGGTCTTGGACATTTCTTCGATAACATAAAAAACTTAGAACAAGCTATCAACTACTTACAAGAATGACGAGCGCTTACACTCCGCTAACACGCGAACAAAAACTCCAGGCTGAACAGATTGTCCAGCTTGGTAATATTGCTGAAGCTATTCGTGCCGCCGCTGCTGGTGGAGATAGCTCAGCACAAATTGCGACACTTCAAGCTGAGCTGACAGTATTGACTTCAAACAATACAACGCTAGCCCAACAACTTGCTGATGCTAACCAGATGGTTGCTGAACTTCAAACTCAGCTTTCAACTGTTGCTGAAGGTGATATCACACCTGACAGCATTGCTGAAGTTATCGCTGACCTTGGAATTGAGGTGGGTGAAGGATGAATCCATATCAGAAACTGATGGCGCGAAAGCGTAAGTGGACACCAGTTCAAACCACTGCTGGTAAAGTGAAGGAGGGAGCAGAGGAAGCGATCTATCGTGCTCTTGCTCTCCGTCATATGGAACTACCTGTTGGAGATTTTATCACCGATGCTCTATCCACTGACGTTCCGGCTTTGGCGCGGGACATTCTTCGATCAAATGTTACAGACGAAGAAAACCACGACCTGGCTCTTGGTTACATCGCCAATGCTTACGGTGTTGATCCCAAAGCAGAAAAAGAAGCCATGGCGCTCCGCCAAGCTTGGGTTGCGCATCCTGATCACACCATCCTTAAAGCAATGGTGGCAGAGCGTTCGATTTTCTTTGTTCTACTCCCGTTTTTCCGCGCTAATGGTGACTCTGGAATGCGAACCGTCTCTGCTGACATCAGCCGAGATGAACAGATCCACGTCGCAACAAACTCCATTGTTTGCGAAGAGTTGGGACTCCGACCGTCTCCTTCCTTGGACAAGCTCCGCAAAGCAACAATCCAATGGGTCATGGAACCCTTGAAGGTCGGGGCAGCCGATAAAAAAATTGACAAAAAATTTTGGACGGATTCCAGCGACCGTCTTATGTATGAGGGCAAAGCGCCCGAACTTTCTTTCACCAGGGCAGCGCGGATGCCCGCATTCTTTGAGCACTCGAACACTAATCTACCTATGTATGCTTAAACATTGTAAAAAATGCAATCAACTACCTTAAATCTGCTTGAAACCACCGGCATCGCTGCCAATGCCATGGTCTCTCAACTTCAAGAAGTATTTCCACCCGTCAATCCAAAGCCTAATGATTCGATGGAAAAAATTATGTATCAATCCGGGCAACGTTCAGTTGTTGAATGGATTCTAAAATATATGGAGGAGAACTGATGTGTTTCGGTGGTGGCTCTACTAAAGTAAGCGTACCAGCTCCTCCTCCTCTGCCTCCTACTCCTGCTGCACCGGTAGCACCAAAGCAGCCAGCTCCAGCACCACGTCAGCTTCAAGCAACGTCTGGTGAAACTGGTGTACGTGCTAAGACAAGTGAGCGGCAGCGCCTGGGTATTCGTAGAGGAACTAGTCAGCTGAAGATTCC